AATATTTTGAAAAAGCATCAGAGATTAAGTTTAATAAAAACGTAACTGTTTATTCTGGACACTCAGAAAGAGAGGCCTTTGAGGGATATAACGTATTGGTTGCTGTGCTAGATGAAATATCTGGATTTGCTCTTGAAAGCACTACAGGTCATGATCAGGCAAAAACAGCAAGTGCTATATATGAAATGTATCGTGCGTCTGTTGATTCACGTTTTCCAGACTACGGAAAGGTAATTCTGCTTTCATTCCCTAGATTTAAAAATGATTATATACAACAAAGATATGATGAAATAGTGGCAGAAAAAGAAACCATACAAAGAAATCATAAGTTTAAAATTGATCCAGATTTACCAGATAATACCGTAGGTAATGAGTTTGAAGTTTATTGGGATGAAGATCACATTGTCTCATATAGATATCCTAGAGTTTATGCTGTTAAAAGACCAACATGGGAGGTAAACCCAACTAGGAGCATAGATGATTTTAAAATTGCTTTTTATAGAGATCCAGTAGATGCTTTAGGAAGATTTGCATGCATGCCACCAGAAGCAATTGATGCATTCTTTAAGTCTCGTGAAAAAATAGAAAAAGCTTTTAGCAATCTGTCTTATGGCGTAGATCAGTTTGGTAGATTTGAAGATTGGTTTGTGCCAATAGAAGATAAGGATTATTTTATACATGTGGACTTGGCTCAAAAACATGACCACTGTGCAGTTTCTATGGCACACATTAATAAGTGGGTAAATGTAAAGGTGACAGATAATTACTCGCAACCAGCCCCAATAGTTGAGGTAGATGTAGTAAGATATTGGACTCCAACTACAGATAAGTCAGTAGATTTTGCAGAGGTTAGAGACTATATATTATCTTTAAGATCACGTGGTTTTAATATAAGAATATGTACATTTGACAGATGGAACTCACATGATATGATGCAACAACTAAGACAATACGGAATTAATACTGAAACATTATCTGTAGCTAAAAAACATTATGACGACATGGCAATGGTTGTTTTAGAAGAAAGATTATCTGGGCCACATATAAAATTATTAATTGACGAATTACTTGAGTTAAGAATTATGAGGGATAAGGTAGATCATCCTAGAAAAGGTTCTAAAGATTTGGCTGATGCCGTATGTGGATCAATATATAATGCTATTAGCCTAACGAGACCAGATTTTGGGGCTGTAGAGGTGCATACATATAGTTCACTCAGAAAGCAACATAAAGAGCAAGAAAAACAAGAGAGCCCTAATTTAATAAAAGCCCCTTCTGCTATGCCTAGAAACTTGGCGGAAGCACTAGATGGAATGGAAATAGTATGAGTGTATATCAAGATAAAGCTAAAGAATGTAAGTGTTGTGGAAAACATGTTCCACTTCCAGTTAGACTAAAAGAATTTAATGGAATTAAGGTTTGTCCTACCACATTTGATAATATGCTAGAATACAGAAGAATATGGAATGAGATAGGCAAAAGACCTCCAGGAAACATAAGAAAACATTTTTCTGATTATGTTCAGAAAACTATTGAGTTAGAAATTGGTAAAAATATAAATGTTGGCGATTAAATATTATATTTATAAATTTATTAAAAAAATAAAAAATATATTTAAAAAGGACAAAAAAGAGGATGGATTTATATACTAATGAGTTACTATTTAGGTTATTCATCTGACGAGCTTTGGCATGAATCTAAGTTTCCATTAAACAATTATTGGTGGCATGGCGCAGAAAAAAAAGAAAACTCAATAGGATTTTTGTCAGAAGAGTTTGATTCATGCGCTGATATGGTAGCTTTAGGATGTTCTTATACATACGGGGTTGGAGTTGAAGAATCAAAAACTTGGGCTCAAATAATTGCAGATAATAAAAATTTAAAATATCATAACATTTCTGGAAGTGGAAGGTCAGTACAATGGGCAATTAATAACTTTTTTTCTTACGTTCATAAATTTGGAAACCCAAAAACAGTAGTAGCTTTATTTCCAGAATTTACAAGAATACAAATTGCTTCAAAGCCAACAGAAATGATAACAAAATATCTTCCAAAAGGTATTGAAATTAAATCAGGTGTACTTAGATATGGGTCATTCACCAGTAAACGAACAGGAGATAAGTATTTTAAAGCACCTTTAATTGCAGAGGAGACATTTCCTCCAGAAACCGCTTTTGACTTATCATTACAGTTTATAAAAATGTTAGAGCTATATTGTAACTCAAACGGAATTAAGCTTTTATGGTCAACTTGGGATAAACATCAAGAAAACTGGCTAGAATCAAACATAGCTAAAACTGAATTTAAAAATTTTATTAGTATTAAAACTTGGGAGTGGCATGTAAGAGAACAAGACAATTTTTATGAAAGATATTGCCAAGAAAAACATTCTTCGATAGAAGTTTGCAATTATTATGAAAAATGTCATGAAGAATATGAAATTTTGTATGGTGATAATTTTTATCGTGCAAGTGACAGGAGAGAAGGAAACCCAGAAGCTCATTGGGGGGTGCACGTACACGCACACGTTGCAGATACTTTTATTAAACATTTAAACGAAATGGATAATTGTGAAAGACAATAATTGGGAAAAAGATTTAGTTTTCCACCCAGAATATCAAAATGATTTGTGGGAAGAGTCTTATTATCTTATAGATAAAATTTTAAAAAACTACGATGCTGATTCAGACATTGTTACTTTAGGGTGTTCAGTTACTGTAGGTTGCGGTGTAGAGCCAGAACAGGTCTGGGCTACTCAGATTGCTAAAAAGTTAAATTTAACAAATAATATTATTGCCATGGCAGGAGGCTCAGTACAATGGGCAATTAGTAACTTTTTTTCATATATAGAGTATTTCAAAAAGCCCAAAATTGTTTTAGCATTGTTTCCAGATTTTCTCAGAATGCAAGTAGCATCTAGGCCAAAGTTTATGCTTCCAATTAACTATGATGACCAGCCTGAATCATTCCGCCCAGAGTCCCATGATATTTCAGATAAAAACAAGGTTATAAGGTATAAATTTTTCCCAAATAAACGGTACCAATTAGATGAAAAATATTTAAAGTTACCAATCAACGCAAAGGATCACTTTCCAAGGGAAACCGCTTTTGATATTTCAATTCAGTACATAAAAATGTTAGAGGCATACTGTAATAGCAATAATATACTTTTAATTTGGTCAACATGGTTTCCAGAGCAAGAACAATGGCTATCTTTAAATTTACATAAAACTAAATTTAAAAATTATATTCCTGTAGATATGCGATATTGGCATGCAAAAAGAATTGATGACAGGAAAGAGTTTATGTGTGAAAATTTAATTAATTTTTATAATGATAAAAATTATTATGATAAATTATTAAAAAAAGAAAATTTAATTTTGTTTTCAGAATATCAAGAAACTTTTTGCGATCCAGAAATAAAATGTAATTCAAAAAATTTATGTCATTTAGAATTTAGCGAAAACAAAAATTTTTATTCTGCTTCAGATTCTACAGAAAAATATAGAGGTCATATATCTTATCATGCACACATACATGTTGCTGAAAAGTTTTTAAAAGAAATGGAAAAAAATGAAAACTATCCTTGGAATAAATGAAACTTCTCATGATGCTTCAATATCTTTAATAAGAGAAGGAGAGATACTTTTTGCAGCACATGCAGAGCGTTATAGTAAGCAAAAAAATGATTGGTACAATAATGAAGAAATATATACTGATATGCTTAATTATGGCACACCAACTCATATAGCATACTATGAGCATCCCCAACTTAAAAGATCAAGAATATTTTTAAAGGGCGGTGCTGCTGATTGGAAGCCAAATATTACAATGAATCTTCCAGTTAAATATTTTAATCATCATTATTCTCACGCCTGCGCTGGGTATTATACAAGCAAGTTTAATGATGCTGTAATTGTTGTTTTGGACGCTATCGGAGAGTATAATACTTCAACAATATGGGTGGGTGAAGGTGAAAAAATAAATCTAATTAAAAAATTCAATTATCCTTTCAGCTTTGGCCTTTTCTATTCGGCATTTACGTCTCTTATAGGCTTAATGCCTAATCAAGAAGAGTATATTATGATGGGCATGGCAGCATATGGAGACCCAAATAGATACTTTAATAAAGTAAATGCATATTTCTCATCTATAAAAGAACAAAAATATAATTTTCATCAAGGTATAACAGATTGGAATGAGCATATAGGACAACAAGAACAGTTTGATATTGCGGCTGCTGTTCAAAAAGTGTATGAGTTGAGATTGCTAGAATTTATGAGATATGCACAAGCAAAAACTGGAAAACATAACTTAGTTTTTATGGGTGGCTGTGCTTTGAATTGCTCTGCTAATACAAAACTATGGAATATTTTTAATGATATTTGGATTATGCCCAACCCTGGAGATGCTGGAAGTTCATTAGGTGCTGCTGCTGCATTATATGGAAAACATATTAACTGGAAAGATCCTTATCTTGGCTATGATTTAGGAGGAGAGTACCCAGTAAGTAAAATAATAACTGGATTAATTAAAGATAAAATAGTTGCAGTCGCATCTGGTAGAGCAGAGTATGGCCCACGTGCTTTGGGTAATCGTAGTATTTTGGCGGATCCAAGAGATCCTAATATAAAAGACAAAGTAAATTTAATTAAAAAGCGTGAAATGTTTAGGCCATTTGCTCCAGTAATAATGGAAGAGCATGCAAGTAAATGGTTTAAAATGAATTTTGCAAGCCCATATATGCAATATGCCGTTGAATGCTTGAGGCCAAATGAGGTACCGTCTGTTGTACATAAAGATGGAACTTCAAGAGTTCAAACAGTTAATAAAAACCAACACCCAGGTTTATATGAAGTTTTATCAAATTGGTATGCTATTACTGGGGTTCCAATACTTTTAAATACAAGCTTAAACATAAAGGGGCAACCACTTTTAAATGATAAAAAAGATATCATTGACTGGCAGCAACATTATATGTATAATATAACCTTCTAGGCACCAGTAGCTTAGTTGGTTAGAGCCCCCGACTCATAATCGGGTAGTCGTAGGTTCAAGTCCTACCTGGTGCACAATAAGGAGATTTAAATGGGCAAAATAAAATCAGAAGACAAAAATGGGAAAGAAGAATTTTTAACAATTTATACTGAGTTTATTCATAGAAATCTTCAGCAATTACATTTTCATAATTATCAAAGCCTATTTAATGTTGAGTGGCCTCCTTTTACATCTAAATCTGGGGTGGTATATCAATCTAATAGCTGCGGGTATAGGTCTGAAGATTTTGATTCCCCACAAGATTTACTAATTTTAGGATGCTCTCAAACACTAGGAGTTGGTATTGATGATGAGTTTTCTTGGCCTGTTATTCTTTCTAATAAATTAAATACAAAATTTGCAAGGTTGTCTGTGGGTGGAGATTCTATTCAGGGTCAAGTAATAAAGGCATTTGAGTATTTTAGGGTTATAGGAAACCCTAAGTTAATTGTTGCAACATTTCCACTTTTTAGATTAGAAGTTCCTATTTTAAAAAATATGTTTGATTTTAAAAAAATGAATATGGGTTATAATAAAGAGGCTTTAAAAAATAAAAAAATTTATTCAGTGCAATCTATAAACTCTATAAAAAATGTAGATACGTATTTTAAAAAGCCAATAAACCCAGAAAACGTTTTTACTAAAGAGTTTTCTATTTATATAAATTTTATTTTTATTTCAATGTTAGAACAATACTGTAGATCAAATAATATAAAAATTATTTGGAATATTTGGGAAGATTATGAAAAAGAATTATATAAATATATAAAATCTGAAAAATCATTAAATCATATTTTAGAAAATTATCATTTTGGCGATATAGAAATAGAAGATCCATTTAATCGTTTAGTGAATTTTGAATCAAATCTTACATGCCATTCTG